CGAGCTCGCGGCTCGCGGCTAGCTTCTGGATGGCTGCCGAGCACGCGGTCAGGTTGGCTGCACCGACCGTATCGCCGTCGACGTCGTGGTGCGGGAACAGACCGATCTTATCGGTTGCCCACGCGTACGCGTCGCGCGGCATCGTGCGCCGAATACCGGCGCGGCGAGCGGGTGACCAGAGAGCGTCGGACGTTGCGGTAATGTGCCGCGCGACGACGTTTGACTCCACGACCACCGCGGACGCAGTGAGAGTCTCAACGGTGTTGTCGCCGCTGAGCGCGATCGCAGCCTCCACGAACGCGGGGATGTCGACCAGCGTGGCCGCGCGAATGCGACCACCGTGGTACACGATCTTTTCCGGCTTACCGAAGAGAACCGCGAACGGGTCACTCTCGTCGTGATCGGCCGTCTCGGGCCAGACCACCTCAACCTCGGAGTTCGCGATGTCATCGGCGTCGATCGAGATACCGCCGGCGTAACCACCCTTGAGGCGTCGGTAGATTTCAAAGCCGTCGGGACTCTCGATATCGAGAAGTCCCTCGCCCATGATCTTGTGACCGTCACGCCACACTCGATTGGCACGTCCAACTGTGACGGTGACGTCGTGATTGCCACCGTGCGCGCCCTCTTTCTGCCAGCGAATGAGGGGTGTCTCAACCCAGTCGAGTGCGTTGGCCGAGAACTCACGACCGTCGCCGGTGGTGATGCCTTCGACGACGAGAACGCCGTGCCACTTACGCTCACGCTCGAACTCGTCGCGAGTCATGTACGAGCCGTCACCCACGCGAATGCGGTCGTCACTCATCTCATCGTCAGGCATGCACGAGCCGTCGTCCATGCGGTGCTGCCCCTCTGGGCAGTCATCACTTGGCTTCATTTGATTTGCGAACGTGTCAACGCTCGTTTCCAGCACAGTCGCACCTCCTGACGGTGATGATGTTAGTGTATCACCGTCGTATTGTTGACGGGTCAGTTGTCGCGAGTGTCTACTTTCCACGCTTTTCGTTAGGCCAGTGACCCTTAACTTCGTGGTACCACTCGGACGCGACGCGCTTAGCCATCTCGTCAGGCATGTGCTTTTTCAAGTGGTTGTAAAGCGCCGTCCAGGGGTGCGGGTGGTCCACCCACTTCGCGAGTCCCCGAGGATCCTTTGTCCAGTAATCCTTGAGTTTATTCGGATCACCCGCCGCGATGACGGGGAAGTCAAACTTGACACCACCGGTCAACTCGATGTCGTAAACGTCACGTCCGTACGCGACACGCACCTTGTCGAACGTCACCGGGCCGAGTCGTTTTTCCAACTCGTCACCGAGGTCGTCACTCGAGTACCCGATGCAGATGTGTGGCTGCCACGGGGTGTGTTGCTGCGGAAAGACGAAATCTTCTGACACCTGCTGCCAAATCTCACCACGAATTTTCGCGAGGTTGGACGAGTTGTCGTCGGTCGTCTCATCATGCGCGTCGCCGACGTTGAGCACCCACGCGGGATGCTCGCTCCCGGGGTTCCAGTGTGCGACGCCAAACGCATTTCCCTCGATCGGATACCACTCTTCAACCGCGGCAACAGTGTGACGTAATACGTCATCACGTTCCTCCGCGTCCAGGGCGTCGTCGCCGAGGTACCACAGCGTGAGGTGTAGGTCGTCACGTGGCTCCTCACCACCCAAGGTGAGTCGATCTAGATCGGCGTCCGAGGGAATCAGCGCGATCATGCCACCGCCGTCGTACTTGTCTTTGTTAGCCTCGAACGCCGCGGCGACGACGGCGTCCAGAGGGCGACCGTCGAGAATTCGCTGAACTTCGTCGTCGGTAAAGCCACCTGCGTCTTCCACAGGTATCATAACCACATTGTCTGGGTCAGAGAGTGGTGTTGTCATTACTGAACCTCATCCACAATAACACGAAGTTTCATCTTATGGATATAGCCACCTGGCATAGAGGCAGTAGGTGTAGAGTCGACACTAATGACTTCGAATCGAGTGCCGGGTGTGAGAATTATTTCATCCTCTTCAGCATGTGTACTAAGTCGCTTCACCCAAGCGAGCCTAGTGCCCTTAGGCACATCAATTTCCATGTCAACTACGCCGTGCCACGTGCCTTGTGTAATGCTGGTACTGGTGACACCCTTGTCCGTAAACGTTTTACCGATGAGTGCGCTTAGTTCTAAACCTACGTCATCAGGATGAACGTTGCCTGATTCAAGACCAAATGCTGATATTTGCGTCTTTCGGTACACAACGATGTCGTCGGTGCTAGGTTTCACTGCTTTTCTAATTTGGCTAATCGTGTTAAGAGTCGCGGGAGAACACTGTCCACCAGTGCGAAGACACTCATTAATCTTGATGTATGCATCACCGGTGTACGTCTTCAATGCTTGACGCTGAGAAACGTTCCACGGGGGTGGCCACGCCTTATTTATGCGCTCTTGCAGCGTATCAGCGGCTTGCGGCGTTAACACACGTGGAAGAGGCGTATCAAATTCTACCGCTGGCTTTCCCAGCGAGGGTGTAATCGTCGGCGTCACACCTGAGGGTGACACCGTTGACGACGTTCCACCTAGCGGAGCTGACCCACCCCAGATAATCGCGTGCTGCTTACCTGCACTAGTTTTAAGCCACTTTTCAACTTTGGTGCGGAACGGCTTGTCAGTCTTCTTAAGCGTCCCGTCCATGATGTCGAGCGCGTCGCCCAGGGTGAGATCTGGATGCGTCTTTGATACGTCAAGCGCAGCGTCATAGATGGCGTTAGTTTTATTATGCCACTTCACGTTGTGCTTGGCAAAGATGCTCTGCACCTTGGCTTTCTGCAGCGCCGTGAACGTCTTTGTGCCACCTAAGGCGTTCGTTGCGGTGGGCTGCGTTGATGGTGCAGGCGTTATAACACTCGTAGGTGTAGGCGTAGGTGTAGGAGTTGTCGCCGTGCTACCAAATCGCGCAATGAGATCTAGACGACGCGCAGTTAGCTTATTCTTGAGCGCGGTAGCCTCAGCACCCGTGAAGCCTGACTGCTCAATAATGAATTTGATCGTCTCAGGCTTTAGCTTTTCAAGATTCGCAACACCTGCGCGAATGTCATCATCAGTGACGTTGGCAAAAATCTTGGCAGCCGCTGGGTTGAGATTGGGGTTGCGTAGCGCGTCAATCTCGGTGACCGAGTCTTCGAGATGCTTGAGTGTTCCATTCTCATTGAAGAAGATAGCGCCGCCGAGATTAGTTCGGTGGACATCATTTTTCTTATCAATGACGAGATTTTCACCGGACACACCGGCAACATTCAAGTTACCTAACCACGCGTCAATCGCAAAGCCGTGAGCAATTTGCTCCTTAGATTTATTCGTGTTTAGGAAAGGATCATTAATGTCAGCAAGAGGTGATGGTGTGATGATTTCTGACTTAACGCCAATGCCTGACTTACCTGGGAGTTGCTTCGGATCGATGTTCACCAGGTCAGTCCTCTCAACCCTGACACCGGTGAAGTTGTACAAGTTAGCCGCGAGGAACTGGCTACGCGCGTGCGCATCCAGTTGGGGGGTGACACGGTATTCAATACCGGCAGGATCCTTGAAGATTCCGCCATTCTTGTGTGACTTGACCTTGGTGAGGTCAAACATCGTCTTAATTTTTTTACTAGGAAACGAAGGTGCTGGGGCTGGCGCTGACGTTGGCGTTGGCGTTGGCGTTGGCGTTGGCGTCGGTACCGCGGGTGTTGACGTCGTGGCTGGCGTAGACGGTACTGCGGACTGCGCAGCTGGCTTTGGCGCGTTGCTACCAAAGCGGTCAATCAAGTCCTGACGTCGCGCCTTGAGCGTGCTCTTAAGATGAGATTGAAGCTTGCCCGTGAATCCCGACGCGTCTACTAGCTCGTCAATTTGCTCCGGCGTAATTGCTTCAATCTTAGCGACACCCTTACGAATGTCGTCGTCGGTGACGTCAGCAAAGACGTTGGCAGCCTGCGTGTTGATGCTGAAATTACGCAGTGAATCAATTTCATTAACTTTGTCGCCAAAGGCACTTCCCTTGTTCGTGCCCTGTGCACGAAAGAGTAGCGCGCCACCCGCGTCAATGCGTACCGGATCACCATTATTATCGGTGATGATGTTGTCGTAGCTTAAGCCAACAGTGTCCCAGTTTCCCAACCATGCGTCTACGGCAAAATTCTCGTGCACTTTCTTTTTGAACGCAGGGGATTCAACAATTTGTGACTTAAGATTACGCTCACCATCGATGATCTTTGACTTGACGCCTAGTCCGGTTGCACCAACAATGGGACCGTTATCCATGATCGCCAGTTCAACCTGTGGAACCTTCGCACCCGCGGCTTCATAAAGTCGATTGGCCAATACTTCATTACGCGCGTGTGCATCGGTCTTAGGCGCTTTGACGTACCACCTTTCGCCGTCAGGTGCTTGGAAGAGACCACCGGTGTTAGAGCCTGCCTGGCCGCCAACCTTCTTGTATCCCGTAATGGGCTGTGGCCCGGCGAGCTCACTATCGAGAACGATGTCATCGTCAACATCACTACTCGACGGAGTTATGGTGTCAGTTGTCTTCTTATCTTGTGCAGCTGACTCCGTTAGTCCCGTCGTAGGCGTTGCAGCGTCCACGTTTGATGATGACTGTGCGCCGTTCTCGTCTGCATCATTCTTTGGTGCGCGCCAATCGTTGTCATAAGCGTTGATCTCGACATACGCTTTTGACTTCTTTACCTTCTTGTCAGTCGTCCACTTACCGTCATCTGTCTTTTTCTGCAGTCGATACTCAGCGCCATCCCAGACGACACGCTTGTCGCCGTCACCGTTTTCAGTGATGATCGTGCCAGGCTCGTGCTTCTGATGCACGAGGCCGTGTGTGATCTTTAGCGGTGAACTGGAGCCCTTCGACTTTAAAGGGTTCTTTACCTTTTTCTTCTGCGGAAACTTGGGCCCGGACGACTTGTCAGCGTCGAGTGGAGTGTCAAAGTAGTCATCTGGAATGACGTCGCTGTTATCATCAGCAGCTGCCGGCTCGCGCCAGTCGTCGTCGAACTTGTTGATCGCAACGTAGCCCTTAGACTTAATCGTGGTCTCGGTGGTAACCCAGCCGCCGTCGGCTTGCTTCTCCTGCAGCAGGTACTTGTTACCATCCCACACCGCTCGCTTGTCGTCGGTACCGTTGATCGCGATGATAGTGCCGGGTGCGTGCTTCTTATGCACTAAGCCGTGCGTGATCTTAAGTGGCTTACCCGATCCACCCGAAGTATCGCTAGTCTTGGATTTCTTGGGTGCGTCAACCGCAGGTTCGTCAACTTGCGCGCCGTCGTCGTCGTTCTCATCGGCTGGCTCGTGCCACACGGTGCCAATGTCCGACTCATCTTTAAACCACTGAAAAGCCTTAGACTTACTAAAGGCTGCACCGCGCTTCCACTCACTATCAGTGGAATTTCGGTAGTAGTGACGGTAAGGTCCCATGGAGACGCCGTTGAGAGTACCGGTGCCACCCTCGAACACAACTTTTGTTCGACCGTCGGCGCTAATGGCCACCACGGTGCCGATAGGTCGGTTCTTTTGCACCCACGCCTGGGTGATCTTAAGCTTCTTACCTACCTTGAAGCCGCTGCCCGGCTTCTTAGCGAACTTACCCTTGTTGTCGCGTGGGTGCTCGACCTCGTCAAAATCGCCAGCCGCAACTAGTGATTCAAGTACTTCCACCGAGACATCAAGGTTATCAATGAACGCAGGCATTAATCAATCACCTCAACGTCAAGAGTACGGACTGTGGTTCCCTGCTTAGGTCCAGGGGTGCTGTAATCACGCACAACGCGAAATTTTAAACCTCGTTGTCCGAGAAGTTCACCTTCACTATTTGCTTCATCATCAATGTTCTGCTCAACACCTAGCAACTTCTTACCCTTAGGAACCAAGATACGCATCTTGACTCCATTCGTGTCCATGCCGTAACGCGTGCTGAAGTTGTTAGCAACTTCTTCATAAGCACTTAATGATGAATACCCACGATCGACGTAGGTCAATCCACTGTTATCACCGGTTGGTTTCCAGGCTGAACCAAAAGTGACACTCGGGTCGAGTACACCGCGCCACATGATAACATCACTGTTAAGAGGTGATTCGTTGATGGCGGCGTCAAGCGCGTGAACACCTTCAGCAACGTCGGCCGTGTCGCCTTGACGTAGTGCGGTGTTGTACTTAGTGTATCCGCTATTCACATAATCATTAACTGATGAGCGGATGACGTCACCTTCAACACCGCCAAGCTCATCATCATTTTGTCGAATTCGCTTGTACAGAGCACGCTTGTCTCGAATTTCAGTTGCGTCGAAAACGTCATCATCACGCGCAGCTTGCGTAACGCGTGCGTCGTAGTCACTTCGAATTGCGTCAAGTGAAGTGCCAACGTTATTCGCTGCTGACTTCTTACCCTTACGATTACCGTGATTCTTCTGTTCGTGCCGTCCAGGGAGGTGAAACGTATCGGACGCGACTAGCGCACCAACACTGACGGGTTTAAGTCTAGCGAGCACATTGAGGTCGTCTAGGGTACGTCGCGAGTGGTTGTAGCCGTTGGTCCACGACGCGTACGCGTCGTCGAACGCGTCGGGCGACTTACCCTGCCGTAGCCACGAACGCGCGACGTCGCGCAGCAGTGGGCCACTGGTCAACTCGCCGTCTTGAATCGCAACGACGTCGATGACTCGATCGTCGTCAGTGAGAAACTCAATCACTCGCGATTCTCCCCTCAATTTGATCAAGACGACGGTTGATGAAGTCAAACCACTGCTTCTCGGCGTCGGATTGAAATTCACCGCGAAGTTGCGCGATGTTCGCGCGGTACCTCGCGATGTCAGCTCGCGTGTACCGTGGCTTAATTTCACCTATGATACCGCTGTCGAACTCATCTAGACCGAACCAGTAGTCGCCAATCGGACTACTGGGAATGCTCTCGTCGCGGCCACCCTGCATGTTAAACATATATGATGGCTCGAATCGTGCCTCACCCTGGTCGATCGGCTCAATCGCTGAACCGTCATCTGACACAATCCAGTTGAGCGAGTGACGATCGTGATTCTCGATCAGAGCGTCCAGGAGGGCTAGTTCTTTACCGCCGGGCAGCTTAGCTTGCCGCTCATGCTCCGTCTTCGTCGCCTCGTCAATGGCGCGGTACCCACGCTTGTTAGCGGTGACTTTGTCTAAGCGTGCGGCGCCGGTCTGCCCCGATGCGTAGGTCGTGATAATGGTGTCGTCGTTGACCTGCGCGGTCGTCACACCACTCGATTCATCATCCTTCAGCGCGTCAAAGACGCGTCCGGCCAGGTACTCACGCCGCGTCTCATTCTTCTTAAGAACTTTCCGCACAGCCTTGGTGCCGTCCGACAGCGTCACAATGTCGATCTCGGCGCGCGACCCGCCCGACTCGAGCGATGAGTCGACGGTGTACCCACTCGCGTACGCGTCTTTCATAGCGTTGAGACGCTTTAAACCCTGCGCTTCGCCACTTGATTTACTCTCACGAGCGTGGTCTTGCTGATTATGCTGTCCTGGCAAATGAAACGCACCCGCAGCGAGTGCGTCGCCGAAGTCGTCCTCTTCGTCCTCTTCGTCCTCCTCGTCCGCGATCTCCCAAGCTAAAGTGCACCTACAGTTAATTGTTTCA